TAGAGGATTATGCCTATAGCAAGCATTCATCCATCACCGCATTGGCAGAGAACATGGGAATCCTTAAGTATTTCCTCTATAAGCATGATATCTCATACGACCTGTATTCACCATCCTCAATCAAGAAGTGTGCCACAGGTAAGGGAAATGCCAAGAAGGAACAGATGCGAGATGCCTTCTATCAAGATACTGATTATGACATACAAGGTGTGTTCAACCGCAAACCAACGGATAAACCAGCATCACCTGTAAACGATATCATAGATGCCTACTACCTAGCACTATCAGTAAGGGTAGCAGCAGCAGTTCAAGAAAGAGAATATCAAGAAGGGAAGAACAAATGCTAAAGAACATTACACTAGGAGAAGTCTGGGAAGGATTCAAGGAATGGTATACGAACATGAGTGTCGTATTCACAACTGCCATCATAGTAGGATGGATCGTATCATGGATAGTCCTGAAGATCGTTTAAGGGAAGAGAATATCCCCTCATTCAATCCCAGACCAAAGGTTAAGCAGTTTACAGATCCTAAACTCATAAAGGATCCAAAGAAACTAAACGGATGGAAATGGTATCACACAAGAAGAGAATACCTGATGTATCATCCATATTGTGCCAAATGCGGCAATCTAGGTGAGGAAGTCCACCATGTGTATCCAAGACATTCCCATCCACATCTGATATACAAATGGAACAACCTACTGACATTATGTAAAGAGTGTCACAAGAAGGAACATAGAGAAGAGGAACACCAATGAGATATAGACTACTCAAACTACCTGATAATATTGAAGCATGTCACGATCTAATCAACATTCTAGTAGCAGAACTGAATGAGTATCATGATGCCATGCGTCCAAATGATAAAGAAGATAGTATCCCCTCTGCACAGGACAAGAAATTCAGTGCATCTTTCCCCACGGATTATTGGAATAATTGTGCGGGTGCGAACGGGGGGGTAGAATTTGAGGGGTTTGGGGGTCATCGTCCCCCCTCTGCATACTCCGAAACTGTTTGCGAAGGTCCGAGGGGTGCAAATGAACACTCAACCTTCAGTTAAGGAACGCATACTCACCTACGCACAGAACATCCTAGACGGCAAGACAGATAACAATAAGTGGATCTACGCATCTGCACGACGATTCTTTGCTGACCTAGAGAGACAGGATGTTTACTTTGATTGGGATGAAGCAGAGAAGGTAAACACACACTTTGAATCCCTGTCCCTAGTAGGAGAATGGTCAAAGGAAAAGTTCAATCTACACGATTGGCAATTGTTCGTTGTTACCAATATCCTCTGCTGGAAGGTCACAGAAGACAAGCGTAAAAGATTTAAACTGAATGTGCTACAGGTTGCCCGAGGTAACGGTAAAACCACCCTGATGGCAGGATTGGCACTCTACGACTTTCTTCAAGGTGATGGTAAACGAGTGCATGTCCTTGCCAATAACGAGGAGCAAGCAAGCATCCTTCTAGACACAGCAAAGACAATGCTTTCCCGTCTAGGAAATCACGACTGTATTTCCCGCTACAAGTCAATTGACAGGGATGATGCAGACTGCTCCATGACTGCTCTCCCTGCCCTAGAACGCTCCCTAGACGGTTTAAATCCATCCTGCTGGGTGGCAGACGAAGCAGCAGAGTTCAAGGGTAGATTCCTTACCAAACTGCTCACAACAGGAGCAAAGCGTAAGGAAAGCACAGGAGTTATTATTACAACGCCTGGGTCCAATCCCGAAACAATCTACATGGAGATCGTAAAGCAATGTGAAGGTGTGCTTACAGGAGAGATTACAGACGACACCATCTTCGCAATGCTCTATGGACTAGACACAAACGATGAGTTGGAAGACGAGAAGAAATGGATTAAAGGGAACCCTGGTCTACCTTATGGACAACCTGATATGGTTTCCCTTCGCCGTGCTTGGAATACAATGAAGCAAAGTCCTATGGGACGAGCAGAGTTTAGTAGATTCCACGGATCACGGTTTGATGAGAATAGTGGTGGATGGTTGGATATGTCCTACTGGGAGGGTATGCAAGACCCCAAGTTTGAATGGGCAAATACCCAAAAACGAACTGCATATGCTGGTCTAGACCTGTCCAAAAGTGGTGATATGACTGCTCTAGTCATTGCAATACCTATGGATGACGGCAGAGTTGCCATCAAGGGACGCTATTGGTTTCCCAAGGAAGGTCTTGCACAGAGAGAATTGGACTACCGAATGCCTGTTAGAACATGGGCAAAGGAAGGTAAATTAGAACTTTCAGCAGGACGAGAAATAGATTACGAGCAGATTCGTATTGCTATTCGTGAAGCAAAAGCAGAATTTGATCTTCGTGTAGTCGCTTATGACGCATGGGGAAGCAAATACCTTGCAGAGACTCTTGTCAATGACGGCATCCCCCTACAGACATACCGAATGGCAATTAGCACATTTGGACCAGGGTGTGCTCTATTCAACAACCTATGGTTGGGTAAGAAACTGGTATTTCCAGACGATCCAATCATGCGTAGAGCATGTGCCGAAGCAGTTGCCAAGACGGATATCAACGGAAATGTAAGACCCGCAAAGAGCAGAGAGCACAGTATTATTGACCCCCTTGTAGCAGCAATCATGGCACTTCATTGCTGGGGTGGGAAATCGGCAAGCATCTATGAGATTGAAGCAGACATGATTAACGGAGTAAACTGAATGGGAATAACAGACAACATTAAACAAACAATTCGTGGGTGGTTTGGATTCCCAACCGCCTATTATCCCCTAGTCCCAGCACCATATGATGTGCTGTTGAACTCCGAGAGTCCTACCGTTCTGTCTCCCGTTGCTGCTCTACACTTTACTCCCGTATACCGTGCCGTTAATCTGATTGCCAACGATATTGCCAGAACTCCTGCTGAATTTGACAACCCCAACCTAGAAAGACTGTGGGAAAGACCAAATAAATACCAAAGTGGGTATGATTTTCGTAGACAATTGACAATGCAAGCATTGCTTTACGGCAATAGTTTTGCACTCATCAACAGAAAACGCAATGGGGAAATCTATGAATTGATCCCCCTTCCCCTGTCTTCTGTGTCACTTGATGTCTCAAATCCCACTCCTTCCTACAAGACAACCGACTATGGGGATGTTCCACCAGAGAATATTCTTCATATCAAGGCAAGTCCACTAGAGGGTCTATGGGCAAATAGTCCAATCATGCTTTGCCGAACAGCAATCATCATTGGTATCAACCAAGAGAACAACGCAGAGAAGAATGCAACAGGGGGTGGTCTACCAAATATTGCAATTATTCATCCAACGCAGATGAATGCAGCAGGAAGACAGGCAATTCTCACGGAATATCTCAAGAATCACACAGGCAAGAATGCTGGTAAACCAATGATCTTCTCCGAGAATGTGAAGATTGAAAAACTTACAAGCACAAGCGTTGCAACAGACATTGAAGTAGCAAGAAAGTATACAATATCAGATGTCTCCCGTATCTTTGGTGTTCCACCAGCATACCTTGGAGAAACTTCAAATAATGTGTATGGTTCTCTAGAATGGATGACTCGTTCCTACCTTGATTCGTGCTTAAGTCATTGGTATGAGTCTTGGAAGGCAGAATTTATGCTCAAACTGGGTGAGTCACCTATGTTTGACACCGATCTAATCACTAAACCACCGATTGCAGAACTGTTTGCAGCACTCCGAACAGGTGTTGAAGCAAGCATAATCACCCGCAACGAAGCAAGAGCATTGATGAATTACGATGCCGTTGAGGGTGGAGATGAGTTTATTGTTGCAAAGAATATGGGTCAAGGGGGTGGTCAAACCAACCTTGGAACCGATACAAGCGGTGGTGTAGCACAAGGAGACATCCAAAATGCAACTTGAAACTCGTAAAGTAAATGAAACAACCGCATCGGGTAACACTCTCACAGGATATGCTGTCATTTGGGACGCTGAATCACGGACTATTGCTGAACACGGTAGAGTGTTTACCGAGCAGATCGCAAGAGGAGCATTTGACAACACGCTCAATGCCGATGAAGATGTAAAGTTGTATTACAACCACGACACTTCACAACCTCTTGCTCGCACAAAGAACGGATCTCTTCGTTTGTTCACAGATGACAAGGGACTTCGTTTTGAAGCAGACCTACCAGACACAACTCTAGCAAAAGATGTCAAGGAACTGCTTAATCGTAAGATTCTAACAGGTGAAATGAGTTTTGGATTCTACAACATCCGTGACTCATGGAGTCCTGATAAGAAACAAAGGAAGGTCAACGAAGCAAAACTCGTTGAAATATCAGTAGTTGTAGATGCCGCATATCCATCTACATCCTCACAACTCCGAAATGCACAGTCAGAAATCACACAAAAGCGGATTAATCTACTCCGCAGGAGAATAAAGTAACATGGAAAATCTCATTGAAAAGCGTAATAAACTCGTAACTGAACTTCGTAGCACCATTGACAAGTGGGAAAACGAAACAAACAATCATGCCAATTCCTTTGATGCACAGGCAAATGCCGCATACAAGGAGCGTTGCGCCAAGATTGAAGCAGACATTGATGCTGTTGAAGGACAACTTCAGCGTTCTGCTACCCGTGCCAAACTTGACCGTGAAGACAATACTCCAATCTACGACACCCGTGGCGTAAGCAAGGGAACTGTCGGTGATCGCAAGGAGGATTGGGGTCGTCGTTTCATCAAGGCACTTGCTGGTGGTAACAATCAAGAACTTCGTGCTCTACAGAACGAGAACTTTGATGGTTCACCAGTTGAAAACCGTTTGATGATCAAGAACACTCTTGCCAATCAACCTGTCGCTGCTGTTCCTTCAAACTTTGATGAAGTAATTCGTCAGAAACTCTTCCAAGAGAATGTCATTCGTCGTATTGCCAAGGTAACAACCATTGATGGAACCAAGAGAATCACCATTGAAGCAGCACTCCCAGTAACTGAACTTGTTGCTGAAAATGCTGCAATGGCATCTCCAACCGATCCAACATTCGGTTCACTCATCAATGTCTTCCCCTATAAGTTCCAAACCAAGGTTTCCGTTACCAACGAATTCCTTGAGGATGCTCTTTCAGGTAACGGTGGCATTGGTGGTATCATGGATTACATTGCCAGCAAGGTTGCAACCTCAATGGCAAGAGAGCATGAAAACTACTTCTGCAACGGAACTGGTTCTACACAACCACAGGGTGTCGGATACCTCACCACAGACTTCGCTTCTACAAACCGTATTCTCCTCACAGGAACTACAGGAACTGCTGCAAGCATTACTGGTGACAATATCGTTGACACCTACTTTGCTG